AGGTGTGCAGATTGCGGGCTGGTGGCTGAGGAAAGGCGGGAGTATATAAGAAAAACCCCGGCCAGGTGACCGGGGTTTGGGGTGACGCGAAAATACGTCAGTGACGTGCGTCACCAACGTCACTCTATTTTGGCTGCCGTCCAGGCTTCCTGACCCGGACGGCAGCCAGATCCTTGGGCCGGATTACCAGGTTTCTGGTTTTTGCCAGGCTTTCCAGTTTTTTAAAAAAATAATCTTTTTCCGTGGAAACCCCAAATCCACGGATCAATCAGTTGCCTCAAATTCCCCCACCTGCGCACAATTAGCACATGAAATGCCGGATATGCAGATCAGACATCATGGCTGGATACCGTGATTCTCAGGACACGGACGTGCCGGGTGTGTGGGTACAGCTGGTCAACAACCGAGAGTGTGGACACGGATACCGATTGTTTACGTCGGGCGGCGCAGTGTGAGGATGATAACGAGGTTAACACTATGTTAACGATAAGCTAACAGAATGTTAATACAAAGTTCCTGAAAAAACGAGACTCGATCCAGGAATGACGGGGGTTTTGGGAAATGACCAAAAAGGGAAAATTGACCGATAAACAGGCATTGTTTGTCAAGGAGTACCTGATTGATCTTAATGCCGCCGCCGCTGCAAGGCGAGCTGGATACAAATCCAAATGGGCCGCAACCAATACGGATAAATTACTATCAAATACTAATATTCAGGCCGAAATCCAGAGGTTGAAGGCTGAGAAGGCCGGCAACCTTGACATCACCATCGATCGAGTGTTGCGGGAAAGGGCCAAGTTGGCCTTTTTTAATGCCCTTGATCTGTTCAATCCGGACGGGACCATGAAGGCAATTACAGATATCAATCCGGATCAGGCAGCCGCCCTTTCCGGGGTTGAAATCAAATCAACCATAGGCGTGGATGGAGAAGGCAATCCGCAGCCTGCCCAGATCCTCAAATTCAAAAATCACGACAAAAACAAAGCCCTTGATGCCCTGGATAAATACCTGGGCCTCTACGAAAAAGACAACGCACAGCGCGGCCAGGTAGACCAGGAAGCCCGCCAGGAATTTATGCGGGATCTTTTTCAGACAATTTCTCAGGCCAATGGCCGGGGCCTTCCGGAGCCCAGAGAATGACAGCCGCCCTGAAATATGATCCCTGGGAGGATGATGTTCGCCCTGATCCCGACCGGACCGAGAAAGAAGCTGATCACGCCCTGGAAAACCTGTCATATGAGCAAATGTTCTCCCGGTTGGCAGATCGGTGGTGGAGACTGAACAACCTGTACTACATCATTGACCGGTACGGCAAGCGCTGTCTTTTCCGGCCGAACCCTGAGCAGACCAGGCTTTATGATGAAATGTGGTACCAAAACCTGGTGCTGAAAGCCCGTCAAAGGGGATTCACCACACTCATTGACATTTTCTTTCTGGACGCTGCCCTGTTTGTTGATGATACCGAGGCCGGGATCATCGCCCACAACCGGGAGGATGTGTCTAAAATATTTCGCCGCAAGATCCTTTACCCTTATGAAAACCTGCCGGACATGATCAAGGATTTCCGGCGGACAAAAACCAAATCCCGGACAGAGATCGAGTTCAACAACAATTCCATCATCAGCGTCGGAACATCGATGCGGTCCGGGACGTTGAATTTATTGCACATTTCTGAGTTTGGTAAGGTCTGTGCCCGTTATCCGGAAAAGGCCAGGGAGATTGTCACCGGGTCCCTGGAAGCTATCCACACTCAGACCGGGGAAAGCCTCTGGTTCATCGAGTCAACAGCTGAGGGCAAGTCCGGATACTTCTATGATTTCTGCAAAGATGCACAAGACCGGGACAAGCAAGACCGGAAACCAACCAGGACAGAGCCCAAATTCCACTTTTTCCCGTGGTGGGACAATTCGGACAATGAGTCTGATGGGCCGGTGCCCATCTCCCAGCAGATGCTGGACTATTTCACAGAGATTGAAGGGAAGATCGGACAGCAGTTGAGCAACCCCAAGCGCTGGTGGTACGTAAGCAAGTGGAACGTCCTGGGCGAGGATATGAAAAGGGAGAACCCGTCCACGCCAGATGAAGCATTCGAGCAGGCGATCAAAGGCGCGTACTTCTCCCAGCAGCTGGCCCAGGCCCGAAGAGATGGCCGGATCTGTTCTGTTCCTTACCAGCCCGGCACCGGCGTCAAAACATGGTGGGACCTGGGGATGAATGATGTCATGGCGATCTGGTTCACCCAGGACGTTGGCAGAGAGCTGCACGTCATTGATTATTACGAAAATTCAGGCGAGGGATTCCCGTTTTACGCAGATATCCTTCAATCCAGGGAATACCACTACATCAGCCACAACGCTCCACATGACATAGCCGTCAGGGAGCTGGGTACCGGTAAAAGCCGGTGGGACCAGGCAAACGAGATAGGTCTTCATTTCCGCAGAATCCCCAGGGTGAAATCAAAGATCGACTCGATCAACGCGGCCCGGCAGCTGTTCCCCATCTGCTGGTTTGATGAGGTTAAATGCTCCAGGGGTATCGAGCGGTTGGAAGGATACAGGAAAGAGTGGAATGAACACCTTCAAACTTACCGCACAACCCCCTTACACGACGAAAACTCCAACGGCGCCGATGCTTTCCAAACCCTGGCAATGGGCCACAATTTCCGGCAGGGGCAGGGCGCAGCGGTCACAATTCAAAAACAATCAGCAGACGGGTGGACATAAACATGGCGATGATCGAATACCAGAGCAACGCGGACCTTGAGCAACAAGAGCAGCAGGCGGCCAAAGAGGCCCAGGAAAGACAACAACGGCCGGAGATACTAAGTCTCTCTCATTACGTGATGGATTGCTGGCAGGCGGCTAAAGAGGCCAAAGAGCGCAAGGTGGAGCCGAAAATGGTTGATGCGCTCAGGGCCAGGGCGGGCGAGTATTCCCCGACAAAACTCCAGCAGATCAAAAGCTACGGCGGGTCCGAGGTCTTCATGATGCTGACGGACGAAAAATGCAATGCTGTTGTTGCCTGGATGAGCGACATCCTGTTTCCTCCCGGAGACAAGCCCTGGGGGGTGAAGCCTACCCCGGTCCCGGACCTGGAACCGGGCCAAATGCAGGAAGTCAAGGTCGCCGTAATGCTGGAAGCTCAGCAGACAATGAAACAGCAGCTGGTCATGGAGATCCAGGCCGGGAACATCCAGGATGAGCAGCAGGCAAAAGAATGGATGCTGCAAAACATGCAGGCCCGGGCCGAAGAATTGGCCAAGCAGATCCGGGACGAAATGGAAGCCGCAGCCAAAGAAGCCAGGGACCGGATTGAAAGAAAGCTGGACGATGTGCTGGTGGAAGCTGGATGGCAGGATGCCGTCATGGACACCATCGATGACATTTGCACATTCCCCTCCGGGATAGTCAAAGGCCCCGTGATCCGGAAAAAAAAGGTGATCCGGTGGAAGGACCAGCAGCAAGAACAGGTGATGCCAGGCGAAGAACAGTACCAGGAACAGGACGAATCCCCGGTGGAGGTTAGGCGGGAGTTGATGATTGATTTCAACAGGGTATCCCCCTTTGATATCTATCCTTTGGCAAACGCCCAGTGCCCGGAGGATGGACTGCTTGAGAGACACAGACTCACCCGCAAATACTTGACCAGTCTGATAGGTGTCGAGGGGTATGACGATGACGCTATCAGGATGGTGTTGACCGATTACGGCCAGGCCGGGCAAAGTTCATGGTTGAGTGTTGCAAACGACCTGACCCGCCAGGAGTTGGAAAACCGGCCGAATGAGTGGCGCAGCCCTGACGCCAGGATTGATGCTCTTCAATTTTGGGGATCTGTCCAGGGGTTGATGCTTCTGGAATATGGCATGTCACCGGAGCAGATCGAGGACCCGTTTGCCGACTACTCCGTCGAGATCTGGCTGGTTGGCCGGTATGTGATCAAGGCCGAGATCAATGGCGATCCGTTGGGCAAGGTGCCGTATCATTTTGCGAGTTTCCGGAAAAGAAACGGGTCTCTGTGGGGATCTGGTGTCCCGGAGATCATTTCAGACTGCCAGGATGCCTGCAACGCAGCTGCACGGTCCCTGATCAACAACATGGCCATATCATCCGGACCGCAGGTTATGTATGACATTTCCCAGTTACCGGCCGGGGAAAGCCTGACGGATATGTATCCGATGAAGATTTGGCAGATCAACGGCGAGGCCGCTATGGGATCAAGTTCAGCCAGGGCGCCGATTCAGTTTTTTATGCCGCCGTCCGTGGCCAGGGAATTGATGGAAGTCTACAAGTTTTTTTCCGAAGAAGCAGACAACAAAACCGGTGTGCCTAAGTATTCATACGGCGGAGAGGCAAAGGGCGGGGCCTTGGGAACTGCAACCGGGTTCACCATGATGATGAACAACGCAGCCAGGGGAATCAAGCAGGTTGTCAGGAACGTGGACAAAGGGATCATTGCGCCGTCTATCATCAAAACCCATGAATTCCAACTGCTGTATTTTAAAGATCCGGAATATTTCACCGGAGATATCAAGCTAATTGCTAAGGGGTCTTCTGCCCTTGCGGCCAAAGAACAGGCACAGATCCGGAGAAATGAGCTGCTCAATGTCGTATTGAGTCGTCCGGCCGCCCTGGAAGTCGTCCAGTTAACCGGCCTGGCCCAGATGCTCCGGGAAATTTTCAAGGGTGCGGATTTCAAGTCGGATGACATTGTCCCCACCAAGGAACAACTGGAAATGCGGATGCAGAATAACATGATGGCGCAACAGCAACAGCAAATAGAAGCGCAGACCGGCCAGGAGACGGACCCGGCAGGGAATAAGCAGTCAGGGAAGGATTTTCAGATTGTATAAGGGGGAATAATGCCAGACCGCGAAACCGCTTACAGCAGTGACACCACCCTGGGTGATCTCAACCGCCGGGATCGGGACAATTTTGATCATGTGCTCAAGCATGATGCTAAAACCTACCGCTTTGCTACCGCGAAAGATGCCAGGCGCTTTATGGGTCACTGTTTTGACCAGATCATGCGCAAGTGTGGGGCAAAGGTCAGGCCGGGAATGGATGGCCCCCGGATCGACCGACTGATGAGAAAGCACAGCATAAAGGTTGAGCACAGAAAGTATCCGCCGGACGAACCGCTGTATCAGACCGGTACGTATATCTACAAAAACGGCGAGATAGCCGGTTTTGTATCGTCTCCATTCCGGTATCAGGGCCAGAAAATTGAGCTGTTGCCTCAGTTTTTCATCCGGACAACAGCGAGGGTTTATGATTGAACTGACCAAAGACGCAGTATCGGCCATAGCCCGGCTGCGCAACAACCCGGATTTCGTTGCATACCAGGCGTGGGTTGCAAAACAACTGGACGCACAGCGTAAACAAAACGACCACCTGACCGGTGATCAGTTGAGATGGTCCCAGGGCCAGTGCCAGGCCCTGCAGAAGATTCTCGATGCCCCTGACCTTGCAGTCAAAATTTTAAAAAACAGCAGATAGGGCTATCTGCACACGGATTGGTTGATTATCCGCGCGGATAGCAGAAAATAGAACGAAACAGGACACCCCGAGAGGGACCCTAAACACAGCGACACCCCGGAAGGGGCCGCGAAAGGAACCAAATGAGTTTACCAGCCAGCGTGATTGCCGCGAAAGAAAAAGCCGAGGCAATCCAGAAACAACTGAACGAGCCAGCCCAGAAGCAGGAACCAGGGAAACCGGATCAGGCCCCTGCCCAGCAGAAGGACACTGACCCGAAAAAGGCAGACACTCCAGACTATAAAGACCGGTATCAGACCCTGAAGGGGAAATATGATGCTGAGGTCCCACGCTTACAGAGCGAAGTCAGGAACCTGCAAGAGCAGATGCTCACCCTACGCCAGGAAAATGAGCGGCTGAAAACAGCCGAAACCGAAAAACCAAAAGAGACCCCCAAAACACAGGATGACATCAACCATGATGCCCTGGATGAATACGGGCCGGAGTTCAGGAAACTGGGAGAAACCCTGTCGGCTGTCGTGAAAAGAAACGAGCAGCTGGAGGCGGAAATCAGGAAACTGAACGGCAATGTGGAGTCAGTGCAGCAGACCAGCGCGAAGGATGCGTATGACAAATTTCTTGATAAGGTCCGGACGGAAGTCTCAGGCCTTGGCGGGAATTTCGATGCGCTGAACACCGATCCGGCTTTCCTGACATGGCTTCACCAGGTGCCACCCGGCAGCCAGTACCAGCGCATTGCTCTGCTCAACGATGCAGAGCGCAGGCATGATGTTATCCAGTGCAGGGCGATCTTCAAAGAATACATCGACGCTCAACCCAAAGACCAGGGCAAAAAAGACCCGCCGAATGTCCAGCCCCCGCCCTCTCCCGACCCCGGCAACCCGGGTGATCAGCCGAGCGGCAAGAGGTGGACCCGCAAAGAGATCAAGCAGTTTTACGCGGACAAGGCCGCCGGCAAGTACGCAGGCCGGGAGGATCAGGCCAAAGCTATCGAGCAGGATATTTTTGCAGCACCGGGGCAGGGGAGAGTAGTCGGATAGGGAGTACGCCATGTACACCATTGATTCGAGTCTGGGCAGTTACGCCACAGCAGGTCTGTCCGGGACCTATATTCCGGAAATATGGTCAGGAAAGCTGATCGAAAAGTTTTATTTGGCGACCGTTTTTGCCGCCATCAGCAACACCGATTATGAGGGTTAGGTAAATGGCTCTCGTTAAACCCCGTGAATTGCTGGGACGCCCTTATAGCCATGTGCACCACAACGTAGCTGGCAACGGCAAGCGTGACGGTTTGAAAAGCGCATGGATTGGGCAATCAGCAGCCAAGCTTCCTGGTGACAGGATGAAGGTCCAGAGACTAGATCTATTAGCCTTTGAAAAAGGTGAAAAATCCACGAGCGCGGGGCAATGTTTTTCTTGTAAATACCTGTTTAAGGTGATAAGATATTCTCCAAAAAAAGGAGGATATCTAATGGTTTACACAAAAAACAAATTCAAGATTTCAAGAGAAGAACTGGCAGAGGCATACGCAAGACTCGGGAGTGCTGAAAAAGTTGGGAAGGAATACGGCGTTTCCAAAAAATTAATCCTCAATCACATGAAAGACATGGGAATCAAACGTGCCATGTCCAACAAAGATAGAGGGTTAAGGCATGCTGAAAAAATCAAAAGGCTGTCTCTTGAGGGTTTAAATGGGGCTCAGATAGCCCGGAAGCTGAAAACAAGCCCGGAAACAGTTTATGCCATTGCCAAAAGAGAAGGTATCGAGATAACTGACAACTTTCATAAGGGCTATATAACAACATGGGCTGGCTACCGGATGTTTAGAAAGCCAAACCATCCTTTTGCCGATTCCAAGGGCTATGTGAGAGAGCATCGCCTTGTTATGGAAGATTATCTGGGAAGATACCTGGAGGAAGACGAGTGTGTCCATCATATAGATGGTGATAAGGGCAACAACTCTATTGAAAATCTTGAATTAATGTTGATCGAAGATCATGTGAAACTACACCACACAGGTAAAGATGGCCGTGGCCCAGACAAGCGGCCGAGAAAGAAAACATTGAAGATATAGTCCGGTCTGCGTGGAAACACGCAGGAGCCGGGGGTAAACTCCCCGGACAACAACAAAACGGAAATTACCTCTCACGGCGATAAAGTGATCATCCGGACAGTTCCTGATATCACCATCCGCGCTTACAAGATCGGTCAGTCATTGAATTATGAACGGCCTCAGTCCGGCAATGTGGAGCTCCTGATTGATCAGGGTAACTACTATGCCGTTGCCATCAACGACGTTGAAAAGAAACAGGCGGATATCAACTATGTTGACAAATGGGCCGAGGATGCGAGTGAGGGCATGAAGATTGCCGTTGATACCGCCATTCTGTCCAATGTCCCGGCCGATGTGAATGCCTATAACACTGGCGACGAAGCCGGAAAGATCTCTGGCGGCGTTGATTTGGGCGAAGCCGACACAGACGGATCGTCCGCTTACGAGCTGACCAAGTCCACCATTGTCGATAAGGTTGTCGAATGCGGCCAGGTGCTGGACGAACAGAGCATCCCGCAGACCAACCGATGGTTTGTTCTTCCCGCGTGGGCCTGCACCCGGATCAAGATCTCCGAGCTTGCAGAAGCGAGCTATTCCGGCGACGGCGTTTCAACCAAGCGCAACGGCAGGATCGGCAAGATTGATCATTTCGAGCTTTAAACGACGGTGAACTGCTACAAGGCCATTTTCGGGCACAAATCCGCCATCACGTTTGCCAGCCAGCTGGTTGAAAACGAGATGATCCCCAATCCGGATGATTTCGGGAAGCTGATGCGGGGTCTTCAGGTTTACGGGTTCGAAGTCATTAAGCCCGAAAGCATGGGGATGCTGTACTGCAAGGCTGGATGATCATAAACACTGACAATTTCCCCGGTCTTCGGGCCGGGGATCTTTAAAAGAAGGAACAAGAAACATGAAATTCGGGATGATTAAGAGCATTGTCTCTCAGGTTTTGAACTATGACGACTTTACCGACAACGAGGACGAAACCGGGTACATCGATTTTGACACGGATCTGCCTGCCGGCGCTATGCCGATCGGGTGGCGGGCTGTTGTGACGGAAGGGTTCGACGGAGACAACACGGCTGTAATGGAGGTGGGTATTGACGGGGATGAGGATAAATATTCTGCCAACACTGCGCAGAGCTGCCAGACTGCCGGGACCGTCGGGTCGATGGTCCTTGCAGCAGATGCGTGGACCGACCATGATGAGGCACAGACCCCGCGTGTGACCGTGACCGGCGATGCCA